CGAAAGAAGGCAAGTCGTCCGTTGGCGTCTACGAGCTCATTCAAAAGCTCGAGGAAGCGCTTACGGATGATATCAAACTGCCTGAGGGGCACGAGGTCCTGAATGTACACGAGGCCGGGCTGCAGTCCATCAAAGACGATCCAAGCGGCGAGAAACATGCTGTTGTGCAGTACGAGATTACTGTTTTTTATGGCTTTAAGGTCAAAATCTGAGAGGAGATACTATGTTTAATTTCGAAAAGAACGACGTCCCAGTCCAGGATCCGGTAGACGAGATTGTGCCGGAGGATCCGGAAGAGTGGGCGGCAAAGGAGAAGAAGGAGAAGGTTGAAGCTACTGACGGTGCTATCGCGGCTGGGGAGTTCGGCACCACCTCCTGCAAGCTGAATGTCAGGGAAACGCCGAGCATGGAAGCGAGAGTGCTGCATGTGCTTGCAAAAGGCACTGCGGTCGTGATTAAAGAAATAACAGACGACGGATGGGGAGAGCTCGCTGATGGCGGCTTTGTCCGTCTCGACTTTGTCGAATTTTAGAAAGGAAAAGAGTTATGGAAAAACCGGATTATGGGAAAATCCCCGACGCGACCGCGATCGCAGGCAAAGACTTGCTGCTTACGATATGGGATGAGACGGGATCGGACTTCCTCGCCCTGAGCGGCCAGCAGTCGCTGACGATCAACCGCAGCGCGGACAGCATCGAGGTCACTTCGAAGGATACGAAGGGAGGCTGGAAGTCGAAGATTGCCGGCATGAAGGAATGGGGCATCGATACCGGCGGCATCTATTCCGTCGGCGACAAGTCTCACAAAGCGCTGTCAAAAGCGTTTTTGAACAGCGACTTGGTCATTGTCCGCGTCTTCAACAACAAGACGGACGATGAGTTGTTCGGCGGCCTTGCGGCCATTACGGACTACCCGCTCGATGCGCCGTACGACGACGCGGCTACCTACTCCATCAGCCTGGAAGGCGCCGGCCCGCTGGTTGATTTGTCCGACGACTCGGACGAGGACGAAGAAGGCGAAGGCTGATCCGTATGGAAATAGTGTTTGACGAAAACATCGTGCTAGAAGGCGACCAGGGGCGCTCTGCCCCTGTCGCCGCCGGCGCGGCCGTACCGGAAGAGCACTCCCCCGAGCAGGCTCAGGTCTTTACAGTCGAGGCCGCCGCAGCGGCCGTGCCGGAAAAGCCTTTGCATCTCCTGTACGAGATCAAAGGCAATGACTACGAGCTGGTCTATACCAAAATTCGTATACGGCACATCGAGGAGCGGCTCAACCGCAGTATTGCCACTATCATGGGCATGATCCATCACAGGGAAATGCCAAAACTATCAGAGCTGTATTCCATATTCGCGGGGGGCTTCAAGAGGGTCGGCGGCGGATATGTCAGTTTTGAGCAGGGCGTCGAGATAGCAGAATCGTTCATCGAGGCAAACAGCTACGCGATGATGATTGACCACATACTATATGCGTTGGATCGCGACTGCCCTTTTCTGTTCCGGCTGAGCTGATCGGCTATGAGTATCTAGGCAGCGATACCAAAGACGAAGAATACGAAAGAGTGGCGGCGCCGTACGGTGACGTCCTTGATTTCGCGTTTTTTGCCGCGAATCTCGGCTATACAAAAGCAGACTACGAAGCCCTCACATGGACGGAAATCGAATTCGTAAAAAAAGCCTGGGAGAACCGTACCGTGCGAAATACGAATCTTGAGAATGCTGCCCATCATGCGGCGCTTGTAAACGCGAACCGCAAGAAGGGGAAAAGCGCGATCCCGGTCCTTAAGAAACGAGCTGTCAGAGCAGTGGACCCGGAGAAAGTCGCAGAGTTCCAGGCGACCATCGAGCGCATTAAAAAACGTGATGAAGCGACCGGAAAAGATTGGGTCAAGAAGATCTATCAAGGCGGGAGGCCATGAGCGAATATACACTAAGTGTAAAAATTATCGGCGATGCCGAGGCTTTTGAAAAAGGCGTAGATCAAGCTAAAAAGAAGTTTAAAGACTTCGAGAAGGAAATCGAGAATACCGGTCTTGGGGGTCTCGAGAAAAAGCTTGATGGGTTTGCCGGCAATATGAATAAGATCGGCGGCGCGCTGACCGGGCTCGGAAAAGCGCTTCTGCCTGTAACGGTTGGTGTAACCGCTATGGGAGGGGTTGCGCTAAAGACCGCGATCGATTTCACGAAGCTCTATGAGAGCACCATGATAGTCTTCGAGAGTATGCTCGGCGGCAAGGACGCAGCGCGCGGCTTGTACAACGAGCTGCTTGACGTCGCCAAAGCGTCTACATTCTCGCAGGAGACTTTTCTTACCGCAGGCAAGAAGCTCGTCGGCATGGGCGTTTCGGCAGAACGGACGACGAACTACCTGAAAGCGGCTAAGAACGCCGTTGCGGCGTTCGGCGGCACAGCTGCGGACATCGAGAGCATAGCAGACGTATTCGCGAAGGTGAGTACGACGGGCAAGATGACAGCGCTGGAGATCCGGCAGCTCGGCACGAACGGAGTCCGGGCCCTCGAGATCCTCGGCAACCAGTACGGGGTCACAACTGCTGAAATGCAGGACATGATCTCGAACGGGATCCCCGGCAAGGAAGCCTTGGACAAGCTTGCGGACGGTATCGAAAACGGTACAGACGGTGTCAACGGTATGACGCAGGCCTTGTCAGGCATGGGTGCCAAGCTAAAGGGCGGCACTCTTACGGGCGGATTTGACAGCCTTAAAACAGCCGTACGAAGCTTTTCTCTGCAGCTTATAGGGATTAACCCTACCTTAGACGAACATGACGAGAAATACGCGTCCTCGCAAAAACGTATCGAACAGTTAACGGCAACGCTGTCTTTGCTTTCCGACATTCTAAGTAACCGGGTCGCGCCGATCTTCGGATCCTTGACCGACGGGGTAGGCGGTGTGCTTGGAAAGCTCGTCGGAACCAATGCGGTGCTCGATGAAGCCACAGGTAAATGGAAAAACGTCGGCGGGGTCCTTGGAAAGATAAACAGTTATCTAAAGAAGACCGACCCGAGCAAGCTGAAGAAAATCGGGGATCTTATACTGGGCCTTGCCGTCGCCGCACCCATTTTAATGGCGGTCGGCGCCGGCTTCACGTTCATAGGCAAAGCGGCGAAAGGGTCGATACCTATGATTAATGGTGTGAAGGCAGCGATAACCGCGATACAAGCACATCCGATCGTTGCAGTTGTTGCCGCAGTTGCGGCGTTAGTGATAGCGTTATACGCGGCAAATAGGGCATTTCGTGAAAACAATTCGGCGTATAGCGCAACGCGGAAAGAAGCGCAGGCGTTACGCATAGAAACCGAAGAACTGACCGACGCGTACAAGGCAGGGGCAAAAGCGCGTGAAGATTCTTTGCTAAAAGTCGAAGCCGAAGCGGAATCGACGAGAGCGTTGACAGGCGAACTGGATAAACTACTTGCAAAAACAGACAAGACTGCAACCGACCACGAATTAATCAAACAAAAGGTCGAAGAACTGAACAGAGTGTTCCCTGATCTCGGCTTAACCTATGACGAAGTGTCGGGCAAGCTGAATAAAGGAACTGATGAAATATATAAGAATATCGACGCGATGAAAGAAAAGGCGCGTGTCGAAGCTATCGCAAGTAATTATACCGCCGCGATGGAAGAACAATTAAAAATACAGCAATCTTTACGCAGTGCGGTAGCAACACAACAAGGCTATCTGAAAGAGAAGAACGCGCTTGAAGAAAGGCAAAACCAGATATTACAAGACCGCACGAAATTCGGCGCATTTTACGCAGAAAGTGAATATAGCCAGATACTTGCCGACCTTGAACGAATCAACGACGCATACAACGAACAGGCGGGTACGATCGGCGATTTACAGGGCGCGATGTCAGATGTCAACGGCGAAATGGATTATTACAACACATTGATGGAGGAAAGTGCCGCGAAACGTGCGGAACTGTCAGTCGCCGAAGCCGCCGCGATGGAAGAACAAAAGATATCGCAAAAAGACTATAATGCGATGCTCGAAGAAGAATCTTATTTAAGAACCACAGCTTTACCTCAAGCGTTAGAAAATCAACAGAAAGCGCAGGACGCACTTACCGCCGCGCAAAAGGCTTACGACGAAAATAAATCACCCGAACGTGTTGCGGAACTAACCGAAGCATTAAATACCGCAACCACGAACGCCAATGACGCCGATAACGCTGTATCGAGCCTGCAAAGTAAATTAGACGGCTTATCGGCTGCCGTTGTCGGCGCGCAGCTGCAGCTGGGTATCATATCCGATGCGTTCGGAGAATTAGCTGAATCAGCGAGTGACCCGGTGGCGTATCAGGAAGCTGCGACAGCGAATGTTGACGCCCTGGTCGAGCAGTACAAGAACGATATACCCGCTTTCATCGAGGCCGTCAGGAACGGCACGATCGACGCGGCGACGGCGGGGAAGGTGGCGGCGCAGATAGACTTCCCGGTGGCGGGCAACGCCGCAGCTGAAGGCATGATCACAGGCATGGACGCGATGAAGCCTGCGGTCGAAGCCGCAGCGCGCGCGATGGCAAATGCCGCATATGATGCCGCGATGGACACGTTAAAAGCGAAATCACCGTCACGCCTGTTCAAATACGTTGGTCGTGACGTAACAGCTCAAGGCTACGCGCTCGGTATCGAAGAAGGAACCAAAGCGTATGTAACCGGGGCTGCCAGGGATATGGCAGCGGTCATGACTGATGCGAGCTCGTGGAAAGGGGCCGGCCTCCCGGTAACGGCGATCGGCGTGAGCCATGTGGCAAAACTCTCAGGTGGTATGGGCTTCGACTATGACAAGATCGGATCCCTTTTCCAAAATGCCGCGGGCAAGATCGCCGACAAGGTCGAGGATGTGTGCGGCAGTATGACGGTCGTTATGGGGAGACGTGAACTCGGCCGGGTAGTTACGGATATAGGGGCAAATGGATATTAAATACATCAACCACAAAAAAGAGGTCCTGAACCTCTCAGACTGGCCGATAGTCCTGCAACCGGAGCCGCTGTTCAATTTCGCATGGCAGTATAGAGCGCGCGGCAGCCAGACAGGGCGGCAGCGTATCGACAAGTTCTATATGGGCGTAGTCGAAAAGCCTTTGACCGTCGTCATCCATACGAAGATGGAGGATGAGTTCAACGCGGCCATGGAACGGTTCTTCGAGGTCACGCAGAAAGATGTGGCAGCCGGGGAGCACGGCCGGATACAGCTCGACAATGGCTATTACCTGGCGTGCTGGATCCTCACCGATGATAAGGCTATGTGGGACCAGGGTATAAAAGTCGCGTTCAGGCAGATCACACTGATTACGGATGAGCCGAAATGGATCCGCGAGAAGACTGTCAGGTTTGGGCTCGCTTCTGAAGCGACAGCTGAAGCCGACGGGCATAACTATCCATACAACTACCCATATAACTACTCGTCAGGCTCGATGGTGTGGCTCCTCGACAATGATGAATTCCTGGGCGCGTCTTTCAGGCTGATCCTGTACGGTGAAATAACGAATCCGAGTATACAGATCGGGCGGAACATCTACGCGATGGGGTACACGGCGGCGCCGTTTACGATCGCGAGTAATTCCTACGTAGAGATCGACAGCAAGAAGCAGACGATCATGTATAACAACGTCAACGGGCAGATAAGCAATGTCTTCGAGCACAGAGTGCTTGAGCATAACATTTTCGAACCGATACCGGTAGGCGTAGCGCAGATGTCCGGGAACTGTAATTTTGACATAACTGTGTTCCAGGAGAGGCCGGAGCCGAAGTGGAATTTATAATCACTAACGACGAGGGCCGCGATATCGGCGCGCTGCAGGAGGCGACTATAGATTTCGAGATCGGCGATAAAGGGAACAGCTTCGAGATCGAGATGACCGACGAGGAAGCGACCAGGTACGAGATCCGGATGCAGCAGTCGTACATATACTCTCCGGATACGGAGTTCGGCGGCCGTTTCGAGAAGACCCAATACGCCACCGATACCGATATTCAGACCTGGTGCGGCATAGCGTGGCGCGGCCTGCTGGAGATGAGCGCTATCGAACCGCCGCCTAATGTATCTCACATGGTCGTGTCCGGAGATGTGCATGACGTATTCCGGACGGTGCTCCCTGCGGGTAACGACGCGGGGAGTTTTTTTACGGTACCTGACGGCCAGCTCGGCGTAGGCATAGCGACTTATCAGTTTGACCGCTTCACGACAAAACTGACCGGGCTGTCGAAAATGCTCGAGCAGGTAGGGCACAGGCTCGACATCAGCGTGGTGCCCAGGTCACAAGGACGACCGTTTGCTGTGGTAGTGACAGCGAAACCTATACAGGACCTGTCACAGACGATCGAGTTCAGCCAGGACTACACGAACGCCGTTTTGGATCTTACGGATGACCGCATGGGGGTCAACCATCTGATCTGTCTCGGCCAGGGTGAACTGACGGACAGGCTCGTGATCCATTTGTACGCATGGCCGGGAGGCATCATCACCTCAGCCGGGCCGTTCTGGACCGGTATAGATATGCGGACCGCTATTTATGAGTACTCATCGATCGAGGATCCGGCCGAGCTTAAGGCAAAAGGTGTCGAGCGGCTCACGGAGCTGATGAGTAAGAGATCCGGCGAGGTCTACGTACGGGATATGCAGCTGTACATCGGTGATATCGTCGGCGGCCGCGATCGCAGAAGCGGCTTTGTAATAGCGAAGCCGATCACCAATATGATCGCCCGGATAAAAGGCGGGGACGCCACCATCGAAGTCAATATGGAAGGAGCTTAGACATATGCACATAATCACAGGGCGGAGGGAAGCTTCGCATATCACACCGCGCCGTGACGCTGATTATTGGGCGGCGATCGCCGGGACAAAGGACGATTTCGTCGTCGCGGGTGTCGGGCACGAGTTCGCGCTTGAAGTAGTCTCGAATAATGAGATTGTCATGTCATCCGGGCAGCTCGTCATGTGCGGTGTTCGCGCTGCCATCGACTTCGGCGAGACTGAAACTTTTGCGATCAAGAACGGCACACAAGGCACGACGCGAAACGACCTGATCGTTTGCCGGTACGAGAAAGACATGAACAGCCTTTTTGAAACCACGACGGAGCACGTTATTGAGGGCCCTAACAATAGCGGCGATCCGGCCGTCACAACGGGCGATATGTCACAGGGCGCGGTCAAGCATGAAATGCTGCTGTATAGGATAAGACTCAACGGTATCAATATTGTCGGCGTTGACAAGCTGTTCAACGTCCGGGCGGCGAGCGGTAACACGCCTGTCCCGTATACCTTACTGGCGTCAAAATGGTCAGGCGGTATATACACGATCACTGAACCGTGGATCGGAGAGCGCGAAGACATGGAACTCTACCCTGTAGCAGTAAGCACTATGTCTCCAACAGAACGGGCAGCATGGGACGCGGGGCAGATATGGCCGATATCGCAGAAACAAGGCGAGCTTAAACTTGCGGCGCCCGGCGCCGTGCCGGTAGTCAACTTGCCGATAGTTCTGAAGTGGATTTAGGAAGGAGTGATTTTTTATGGTTGAAAAAATAAAGTTGATATTTGAACTGCTTCGGCAATTTGCGAGCGGGAAATATTCACAGCGGGGCGTTATTTCGGCGGGGAATATCGCGGCGAGTGGGAACCCGTCTTTCTCTATAAGATACAATCACGTGTTTGAAAATACGCCGCATATCACTTTTGAGGTAAACAACAACAGGCTTGTCGTTAATTCGAGTGCTCCAACGCCGGCTGGGTGCGATATATGGGTAAGAAACGTTGCGACAACTGCGGCAAATGGCTGTGAAATAAAATGGCGCGCCGTAGATGACAGTTATCTAGAACGCCTGTTCAAGGGGGGGGGGCAGCTCTTAAAAGCCGTCCTGCGGTCGCTCGCGGGTGGGCGTTATGAGCTTAGTAGAACAGATCGGCAAGGCGACCAAAGTCTATGTAGAGGAAAGCGGAACGGACGCACAAGGCTGGAAATACCGCAAGTGGTCGAACGGGGACTACGAGGCAAGAAAAACTGCATCTGTATCGACCACAACAATGAGTGGCAACGGGTCGGTTTTTTTATGTACAGCACCGATGATAGCACTACCATCAGGGATAACAGACATAAAGATAACCGGGTTCGCCAGCGGCGGCAACATCAATTTATGGCTCGGAAGTGTATATCTAACCGGGATAACCCTTTTCCGAGGAACAAATACGGCGGGGGCCCTAGATATAACATTCGAGGTTCGAGGTCGCTGGAAATAACCGCGTCCCTCCAAAAGGGGGTGGCGTAGATGGTAGAGAAGATCAACACCATATTTCAACTGCTGCGGCAGATGGCATCTGGGAAGTTCATGCAGGCAGGCAACGGCCCCGGTACTGGTAATATATCTCTGAATGGCCAGGTAATCCAAACGATTGCGTTTCCACTCGAATTTGACAATACCCCCGAGGTAATTCCAACTGTAAACTCGGCACGATTAACAATTGGACTTACCTCCCGAACTCCAAAAAACTTTGAGGTCACTATCCGCAATGACTCAAATAGCAGTTCGACCGGGGGAGCAATCCGATACTTTGCCGTTGATACGACTTACCTGAAAATGTTGTTCGGACAACATGGGGGGGGGGTACTTCTTAAAGGCCTTCCTTGCGCCCATCCTGATTGGGGGTGGGCAGCATGAGTTTGGTAGAACAGATCGGCAAGCGGTATATGGCAGTACCCGATACAAGCGTACCGGAAGAAACAATCATACAGCGCACAACCGTCGGCAAGACCGCATACACGATAAAGAAAAACGGGTACATCCGAGGGTACACTTCAAAGAATACCTCGGGCTGGTCGTCGGCGATTATATTGG